ATCGCACCATCCAACATCTTGACTGGCTCGGCCAGCAGATGTGTGACGACCCTAACGTCACTGGAGATTACTACCCCCGCGAACGTGGCCCCACTGCTCTCCTCTGCAACATTCATACTCCACGACCCCGTCCTACTGTCCTCCGCCAGAGACATCATGAAGTTCCTGCTCAACACCCTTTTGCCCCTCTTGGCTGCTTCTGTAACGCCAAGGGTGGGCCCGAGGCGTGCTTTGCCATTTGTGCCTGGCTCAATGAGAAGGCTAAAGTTGGCGCCACTCTCTCTGTTGACTTCTTTTCCGGATCCCCTCAACAGAATGCCATCATGAATCGGCATCTCATCGACTACTACAAGACGCGCCAAGCAGCTATTGAAACAACCCCATACAACATTCCTGCGAGTCAGCACCATATTCTACAACGCCTCGGCATGGAGTTTCCAAATCCTGATGCTCCTGAATGCCCCCACGCCTTGCATAAGTGCATTATTGAGGGCCAGATGCAACGCATGCGTCAGTACCTGCCCGCTCACAATTACGGTGTCATCTCTACCAAGGTCTCGAAGCTCAATCTGTTGCCTCCTGCCGGTTCTGTCCAGCACCCGATCTATGAAGCCAAGGATCCTTCTAGGTTTCCAGGAGTCGGTATCCGTGACTCTCATTTTCGCGACTTTCCTGTCCATTACCTCGATGATGTCTCCTCTGTTGTCACGCCTCACGAGTTGGTCGAAAAGCTTTCGTCTCAGAACCCTGAGGGCCATCTAATTGTGTCAGGCATGAACCCCATTGAAGTCTTGGACAGACAGTGCTCCTACGAACCAGCCAGTCACTCTATTGAGTACGACCTCGGAGACTTTCATTACATGTTCACCGGCAGTGAAAATGAAGGCTACACCACACCAATCGATGTCACCACCGCTTGGTTGAGAACTTCCTCTGTTACCGCGAGTAATGGACGTGTGTACCATGTCGTGCTTCTTGAGGAAAAGCTGGGACACTGTGTTTGGCACATATTCTGTGGCGACGTGACTGAGCAGTCGACACGCATCTTCCCTACAGGTTCTTATGTACGGGTTCCGCGTGTGCTCACCGGCACTTGGTCCGACCAGTACCTGCCCATGAAACTTGTCTCTGGCATACTTGACTTCGATAATCGCGCCAAGGACCACTCTTGGTCCAACATTGCTGCCAAGGTGTCGCAGCTGGCTGGTTCCATCACTCCTCGCACCTCAGCCAAGGAGCGGTGGATTGCAACCTATCTCGCCAGACTGCACGTGGCTCCTGACACCTGGCAACACCTACTTCAACG